CACTAACAATTCAAGCAATAGATATTGGGAGACCATAATGTGGGAACTAAAAGCGATAGAGATAGGTAGTAAAAAATTAGATGCTCAAGTTAACATAAGCGATACAAGTGTTGAGATAGAAGCACCTTATTTTAAAACTTTTAAAGATACAGATTCAATAAAAATTGATAAGCAGACATACACAATCAAAACTGCTGTCAATGTTGCAGAAAGAAACGAGACTATAATCATTACAACAATGGAGAAAGACAATGAGCATAAACAAGTTAAAAGCGGAAAAGCTACTGACGTTTAAAGACGTAGAGTATAAAGCAAGAATGAGCCTTGATACTTGCATTAGAATTGAGCAAGCAACTGGTGTTGCTATGCTTGAAGTAGCAAGTTTGCTATCAAATGCAAAATTAACCTTAACCCAAATGATACAAATTATTACTTTAGGCATTAGGGCTGGTGGTAATGACGTTAAGGAAAAAGATATTAAAAAATTAATATCTGAGATAGGATTAGTTGAAACAGTTACAATGTGTTCTGAATTAATTACTTTAGCTTTAAATGTGCCAGAAGATAGTGATTCAGATGAAAAAAAAAGCGAGGAAGTAAGTTAGATAAAGACGCAAAACTTCCTTATACTAGATGGCTAGAGGTATGCGTTGGCATGATAGGAATGAGTCCTAAAGATTTTTGGGATAGTAGTGTTACAGAAATTACATATGCTGTTAAAGGGTTTTCTGAGTTTAATGGTGGAAAGAAAGACAAACCAATGAGCAAAGACGAATTAGATAATTTAATGGAGCTAAATCCAGACGAATAATGGCAACTGAACTTGACAAGCTGGTAGTAAAGATTGAAGCAGACCTTTCTAGTCTAAAGAAAGGAATGGCTCAAGCTAATAAGGAAGTGCAAAACGGCTCAAAAAGTATGTCAAGAGGTCTTGCTGGGCTAAATAATTCTTTAACAAAAATTCGTGCGTCAATGCTTAAATTTGGTGCTATTGCTGGTATTGCTTTTGGTGCGTTAGCATTAAGAAATATTATTAAAACAGGTATGGAAATTCAAGGTCTTGAAATTCGTTTTAATAATCTTTTTGGCTCTGTAGAAGAAGGCAACAAAGCCTTCAAACAACTTATTGAATTTGCTGGAACTGTTCCGTTCTCACTCAAAGAAATTCAAGCTGGGTCTGGTTCATTAGCTGTAGTTGCAAAAGACGCAGAACATTTACGAGATATTATGGAAATAACAGGAAATGTATCTGTTATTGCTGGGCTTGATTTTGCTACAACTGCAAGTCAAATACAAAGAGTTTTTGCTGGTGGATTAGCAGCAGCAGACATATTCAGAGAAAAAGGTATAACCCAAATAATAAGAGATACAGGAATGATGACTGATACTGTTGAAGGTGCAGCAGCAGCGTTTGAAGCAGTATTTTCTGGAAATGGTAAGTTTGCTAATGCAACAGACGAGATGGCAGAAACTATTGAAGGTACTTTCTCTATGATTGGCGACACGATACAAGCATTTACAATAGCAGTTGCAGAAGGATTTTTTGTAGAGTTAACAAATTCACTTCAAGAATTCAATGAAATGCTACAAAATAATAGAGCAGATATAGTTGCTTACGGAAAATCATTAGGTGAAGATTTAGGAGCAACATTAAAACTTGTAAAAGATAATATAGACTTAGTTATCGCAGCCTTCAATGCTTTTATTGCTATGCAAATAGGAAGTTTGTTTTTTAAATATGCACAAGGAGCAACAGCTTTAGCTGCTAGTATGGGATTATTAAACGCAGCTATGGCTGCAAATCCTGTGTTATTTACTGCAACAGTTATTAGTTCTATTGCTGTAGCTATGGGATTTCTTATATCTAGGTATGTAGAATGGGACAGAGTAATTGACAACTTAAACACAAGTATGAAATTGTTTTTAAAGTTGACAGGGCAAAGCCTAACTTTAATTCAAAGACAAGGAAATATAGGCGACATTGACATGAGAGCATACCCATCAACTTTAAGTACGCAAAGTTCTTTTAATGTTGATGATGCTGGTTTTGGTGGGCAAGAAGCAAGATTTAAAAATATAAAAGTAGCAGAGAAAAAAATAACAGCGTTAACTAACGAACAATATCATGAAAGACAAAAAAACATGAGCATATATATGGAAGCTATGGCAGAAGCTAGAGGAAAAGATTTTGATGCTGAAATGGAAATTATAGAGAAATTAAACGTAGGCTTTGAAGATGTTGGTAAATCAATATCTACAGCATTTGGTGAAGCTGTAATAAGTGGTAAAGATTTTAAAGATTCTATGGTAGATATCTTCCAAAGTGTTGCACAACAAGTAGTGGGATTAATATTCCAATTAAGGGTTATTGACCCATTACTAAAATCAATAAAAGAATCTATGGGAGTTTCTGCTGTTGGTGGTGGTGTTGCTAGTCTATTTCCAACTTTAGCTTCTAGTATGTTTGGTGGTTTTAAGGGAGCTAATATGATAATGGGTGGTTTAAGTGGGCCATCAATGCCATTAGGTGCTAGGGCTGGTGGTGGAAGTGTGAATCCTAATATGCCGTATATGGTAGGAGAACGAGGTGCAGAAATGTTTGTACCTAAATCTGCTGGTACAATAGTACCAAATAATCAAGTAGGTGGAGCTGGTGGTGGCAATATTGTCATAGAGCAAAACTTAAACTTTGCTACAGGTGTATCACAAACAGTAAGAGCCGAAGTAATGAACTTACTTCCAGCAATACAACAATCAACATTATCAGCAGTTCAAGACGCTAGATTGCGTGGTGGAACATTTGCTAAAGACTTTGGAGCATAAAAATGGCAGAGCCTACTTTTCCATTAACTATGCCAACAACGCCAAACTTCATAAGAAGTGAATGGGGTATTGCTAGAGCCGTTGCACAATCGCAAAGTCCATTTACTTATTCAACCCAAGTGCATAAATTTACAGGCTCAAAATGGTACAGCACCGTTACTTTACCACCTATGAAAAGAACACAAGCCAATGAGTGGTTAGCTTTTTTCATGCAATTAAACGGACAGTTTGGAACATTCTTGATGGGCGACCCAGACGCAAAGGCAGTACAAGGTACAATTTCAAATACTGTAGCTGTGAATGCTGATTTTGCTGTGGGTGCATATGATGTAACGATTGACGGAGCTGATGCTTCTGAATCACAATTATTTAAAAAAGGTGATTATGTACAGTTTAATTCTGGAGCAACCAGTAAACTACATATGATTATTGCTGACGTGGCTAGTAATGGAAGTGGTGTAGCAACATTAACCATAGAGCCATCTTTATCAGCAGCATTAGGAGATAATGCAACAGTTACTTACGCAAGTCCTAAATGCGTTATGAGGATGACTAACAATGAGCTTACATGGAGTGCGAATCACATTTCACTATATGGAGTATCTTTCTCATGCGAAGAGGTTTTATAATATTTTTATTTATAATGATGATTGTTTTAAGCTGGTCAGCTATGGATTCATACGGAGCTACCAGTACATCAGAAGTAAATTATAAAAATCAACCAGTACCAAGTGCGATATCTGCTGGAGTTCAAAGCTACAGCCAGATGATTTGCTCGTTCCCAGTCGTAGGAGCAGTTCAAACGTCAGTCGTTGGTATATCTACAGGAACAACTTTTACTGATTGGAATTGTGAAAGACGTGCCTTATCAAACTCACTAGCTAAAGCTGGACTCAAGGTTGCAAGCATAAGTGTGTTGTGTGCCGGTAGCAAAGCTGTCTGGAGTGCTATGCTTCACTCTGGAACTCCCTGTAGCATATGGAATGGAACAAAAGCATTAATAGGGAAAGAAGCAATTAAACATTATAAAATGATGGGATATATAAATGAATACGGTCAAATATTACGTTATCCTGACTATCTCGGTGCTAATGGGGTTGTTTCTAATTTTAGCAACTCAAACAGTCAGAGCAACGGAAACATCAAATCTCCTAAATAACGGCTCGTTTGATAATCAGACGGAAGGCTGGGAATTAGATGGAACTGCTAATTATGATGGCAATGATTATGGCGAGATAAATAAGTCAGTCAGATTTAGTGGTGCAAATGGTGGCTCAATTTCTCAAACTATACATTTAGGTAATATAAATTCAGAAAAAAAGTACGTTGAAAAAGTGCATGGCAGTATTGTATCTATTGGTTGTAATAATGAAGGTGATTCATGGTGTACGACTACAGGTACAGCAAATAATCTTGACCCTGTAAATACGACAATAACATTTTCAACCAAAACACAATCAGAAGTCATAATTAATAATTTTACCAGTGATTATAATGATGGAACGATTACATCTACATTCACAATGGATTTAGATAATGATTTTCACATAAATGAAACAATTATTGATGTTAATGTTCATGGGGCTGATACTGGTGATAAAGCTGGTCAATTTGGCTCAATTATAGACGATTTAAGCCTTACTTTGACACTTGCTAACCCAGTTATAGTCCAACCAGTAGAAGTGCCTGAAATAATCGAAATAATACAGCCTATAGTAGTGCAACCAGTTATAGTAGAGCCTATTATGATTCAGCCAGTAATAGTAGAGCCTGTTGCAATAGAAATTGTTGCTGTAGAGCCTGTTATTGTAGAAACAATACAAATTGGCTCATTAGATGCGACTTCAATAGTAGATACATTATCTAGTGGTATCATTGATATAAATCCACCAGAAGATATGCAGATTGCAAATTTATCTCCACAAATGTCAGTAATTTCTGATATAACAACAGACCAAATGAATATGGATATGGCAGATGTTGGACATCAAAATGAAATGCCAATAAATATGGATGTTGGTGCTGATGTTCCTGTTGATAACGATATGCCAGAAATAGATATGCCGGATATGGAGATGCCAGATTTAACAGATATGCCAACTTCGGAAATGCCAGATGTTCAAATGCCTGATAGCCTTCCAGAAATAAATGATATACAGATTGAGTCTGTAAATGAAATACAAAATGAGCCAGAAACATTACAAGAAATTAGAGAGGAAATTCCTGAAGTTATAGAAGAGTTACCTGAAAACATAGAAGAACTTCCATCAGAATTAGAAGAAGCAAATGTGGAAGAAGATTTAAAGGAGAATCAAAATGAACAGCAAGAGGAAACATCAACTGCGAATGAGGAAGTTGATGGAACAAATGAAGAAAGCGAGTTATCAGACGACAGCTCAACCGAAGAAAAAGAGCCAGAATCAAAAGAAGAAATAAGTGAAAACGAGGAAAAAGAATCTGAAGAAAAAGAAGAAACTGCTGAAGAAGAAATAAAAGAAGAGCCAATTGCAAATGAAGAAAAGGTTGTTAAAACAGCAAAATCAAGCAAATCTGAAAAAAAACAAGGCTCTGATTCGCCCAAATCAAGCGATAAAAAAACTTCTGTTGCTAGTACTACCCCTAAAATTAAGTCAGATATTGTAGTTCAAGAACTTGATTTATTGACAGTAGTATCATTTAATAAAGAATATTTTGAAGTAAAGATAACAGACACATTAGATTTAACGACTACGGAGATAGACTTTTATGACGGACAAGACGGATTCAACAATCAAGATTACGCCAAAGCTAATTCTAATTTTTTTAATAAGTATAGCAACGCCAACAGCGAGTGGGATTTGGTTTCTAAGCGAGATGTCATCAAGATTGAGCAATTTAGAAGATAGTGTTTCAAGTATTCCTAGTGGAGATAATTCTGCAATACTAGAAAGGATTACAACTGTTGAAATAAACTCAACTAACAATAAAACTTCTATAGATAAGATAGATGCAGATATCGACAAGATTGTTGAACATGTTGATAAGTCATTTAAGACGGTAACAGAATCAATGAACGCTAATCCACTATCATTAGGAAATTAAATGGATAACGATACCAGGGAAGCCTTTACTAGAATAGAGCAAAGACTTGACACTCTAACTGTAGAAGTAAAACAAAACTCAAAAGATATAACAAAGTTAGAAGCACAAGCAAACATGGGCAAGGGAGCATTTAAGGTCATATTGTTTTTTGGCTCACTAGTTGCTATTGTGGTTAGTGTAATAAAGGTTGGAGAAAACATATGATGGGATTAATTGTTAGTGGTTTGACAAAAGCAGTTGGTGGTTATTTTGAAAACAAATCTCAAGAATCACAAGCCAAAGCTGGTTTAAAGAAAGCCGAGATAGAAGCCAAGACTTCTGTTGCTAAAGCAGTTGCAGAAGGAAAAATGGAAGCTAACAAGCTAAATGCTCAATGGGAAAACAAGGCTGTTGAATCTTTATCCGGCAGTTGGAAAGACGAGTTTATTACAATCGTAGTTTTATCACCTTGCATATTAATTTTCTTTCCGAGCTTTCAGCCGTATGTCAGATTAGGTTTTGATATCTTAGGCACACTTCCAGATTGGTATATTAATTTAATCTACATAACTGTGTGTGCTGGATTAGGCTTGAAAGGGGTTGGTGGAATCTCTAAATTTATGAAGGGGAAAAAATAATGTTAGATACAATCAAGCATGGTTTAAATAAGATAAAAGATTTAATGCCGAATATTCCAGAGGGTTTGATGTTTGTTATTAAATGTTCTGTGATTTGTATTATCTGGATTACTATAATTACTTAAAAGTTTCACGTGGAACAGTAGAGAAAAAAGCCCAATCCATGAGCTTTCTCCTACTAGGACTGTTAAGAACGTATCGCCATTATAACAATTAAAATCATAAAGGCTAAAAGTATTAATTGTTCCATTAGCTACTTAATATATTTTTTTTCATAGTATGCAACTTTCTTCTTCCATTTTTTCACTAAGTTGTTAGTTCTTTTTTGTTGACTTTCCCATTGAGCTAATTTCTTTTGTGCATTTTCATATCTTAATTTTACATGGTCAACTATAACTTTTGGTTTTTCTACTCTATGCAAATCTTCAATCTTAAATTTCTTTTCAAGACGAGCCATTTGTTTTTCATTAAGGGGGTGATGTTTAAATTGATGATGATTAAATCCATAAGAGTGATAAAGCTCATGTGCAAATAATTGAGATATACTCTCAAAAGTTAAATGAGGACTGACTGATAAAAACATATCCCAGTCTTGCAGATAAACTTTTCCAAGATAAGCTCTACCAGAATATCCATATGACTTTGCTTGTATCTTTACTTTTAATCTTTTCCAATGTTTTAATCTACCTTCATCTTTTGCAATCTCATTATGAATTGCACTAAATAAAGATTGTAGTTTTCTGGAATCATACCCAGATGTATTTTTAATTATTTTCATATTTTCTCCTCAGCTAATTTAAAATTTGAGTATTCAGATATTCTTCCTTCATATAACTCATCAAACATATATATATCCAAACCTCTTTTTTCTGCAAAAGAAACTATGCCACCATTTGGAAAATTCCAGCTATTGACATAACAAGTTCTTTCTACTTCAACTAATTTAAATTTTAAATCATCAATCCAGCTTTTAGATTTTTTAATATTGCTCATTGTATCTCCTAGTTAATTTAAGTTTTTATAAGTTATTATTAACCTATAAAGAAAGTATATATAATTATTATATATATGTCAAACATATATAGTAAATAAATACAGCTATAAGTGTATGATTATTATAGGAAATATAAATTATTTTAAATTATTTTAATTTATTTTTGTTTTTCTGTGGGCTTTATGTTTTTTACCAGTTCTATCGCCTGATTAAGATTGCTTAATATAATAAAGTAGTTCGATAAATTTTTGATTGTTTCATCCGTAACTTCTTTTTCCATTTCAGTATTTATAATGTTAACGGTATGTGTTACTTCATTTTGTATTTTATCTTTTACTTTGTCGTAAATTATTTGTTGTGATATATCTGTCATTTTATTATCTCCATTGTTCGCCATATATCCAGCAAACTAATACTTTGCGAATACCGGCAGTTACAGGTGTTACCCTATGATTTAAAAAACTTGTAAAAGAAACTAATTTGTTTGGAGTTGAATTATAAGTTATTATTTTCCCTCCATCTGAGAAGAATTCTAAATTACCTCCCACAAAACCTTTATTCAAAACCCATGATATAGATATTTTTCTCATAGACGATAAGCCATCACTTGCATCAATGTGCCAATCGTATTTTGCTTTATCTTCTGCATGATATTCCAGATACTGAATATCTTGAATTCCTGATAATCTATAATTGTATACTGCATTTAATTCCATCACAGCATGATTGATTAATTCAGCAGTAACGCTGTCTTTTTGATTTAGACGCCAAGCCTGAACTTTTCTTAAATCAGTTGGCAAAGATGTATTGCCTTTTATTTCTTCTCCATAATCCATAGCTTCTCGTAAAACAATTTCAGACATCTGCTCATCCATTTCTAATGGTACGATTCCATATTCTGGGTCTTTGCTTAAATCTGTTTTTATATTCTGTTTAAAAAAATCTGATTCTAAGTGGGATAAACTGCCCATGATTTCTCCTTTGAAAAAACTCCCACCACTTCTGATGGGAGAACTTAAATTGCCTATCATTGGTGATAGGACTTTAGGATATGAAAATAATATATATCCATTATATTATGCACTTCTAAAAAGGAATGTCATCATTAAATTCTTCTTTCTCATTTTTTGCTTGAGCATCTTGAATTATCTTTTGTGCTTGTGCT